AAATTCAAAAAGGTAACAAGTTTATTTACTATAATGGTATTGATAGAAAAGATAATACTATTGGTTATGAAGGTGATAATTGTGTTACCTGTTGTGGAAAGTGTAATATGATGAAGAATAAATATTCTCATGATGACTTTTTATTACACATTAAATCTATTATTAACAATTTAAACTTATAATTTATGCACCCTTGGGAACACAGCAAATCTTCTGCTAGAAAATGGGGAGGTTTTCCAAAAGATTACATAGACATTCATAATTGGTTTGATGAAACTAAAGCTTGGATAGGTCATAGTAAACATAGAATGTTCCGTCACCACAGTGAAGGAATATTTGAATGTGAAAAGAAGTTTGGACCAAGTTTTGAAAATTCTGATGGCAAAAAAGTATATACAAGATATGTTGGTGAACAACATGTAAAGGAAGACTGCAATGGATATATTCCAAGTGCAAAAGAATGGGTTCAGAATTTAGATAAGCCCACAGAGTGGATGATTAAAACTTTAAAAATTGAAGACTAATGACAGAAGATGAATTTAATGAGTGGTTGTACAATTTAGAATTACAAACACTTACAGATGAACTTAAGGATGATATAGTTGAAAAAGTCCAAGACTTAATTACTTTTTTAAATATTAAATAATATGATTTTTAACAAAGAAGAAACAAAAAACATATTAAATATGTTAAGGTCATCTGATAAAGAAAATGCTGTAATGGCATTTGAATCTTTAAAAAATGTTGACACAAAAAATTATATTGGAGAATTAATTATACTATATAAATTTGGAAATGCTAGTCCTGAAGATTGGAAAACTAATTGTCCTAAATGTGAAAAAGAACTAAATAAAATTCTAAAAGGTGTTTATACTGCATTATCTAGTGGAGGATGTTTATCATACATGATAAAGAATAATGCTAGTATTCAATCTATAGAACTTTTTATGGAGTTATTTACTGAAAGTATGATTGGATTTTTAGGTCAGATGGGATATCCTGCTGATAAATTTGAAATTAATATAAAATTAAAAGATGGACAAAGCACTGAGTCTTAGTAAGACAGCAAAAGCTTTAATGCTTTTAGAGCCCTATTATGGGTTCTTTCTAATTATGTTAAACAAAACATGGAGACAAGATTTACCCACAGCAGGAGTAAGTAAGAATGGTATTAATTACCAGTTGGCTATAAATGAAGAGTTTTGGACAAGTCTAAGTGAAGAACATCAACTTGGATTGTTAAAACATGAGCTCTTACATATAGCTTTTGGTCACCTAACAAGTTTTGGTTCATTTAGTGATAAAAAACTAGCTAATGTGGCTATGGATATGGAAATCAATCAATATATTGATACTGATTGGTTACCTAAAGGTGGTATTATGATAGAAGATTATGAAGATCTTAATCTTGATAGAAAAGCAGGTTGTAGATATTATTATAAAAAGCTACAAGAGCTTCAACAAGAAAAAGATAAGAATGGTACTTGTAGTAATGAACCTATGGATAAGTTACTAGATGATATAGCCAATGGAGATGTACCTGATCATAGTACCTGGGAAGAGTTTGATGATCTTAGTGAAGCTGAGAAAAAGTTAATAGATAAACAAATACAAAAAGTTTTATCAGATGCTAAAGAACAGACCATTAAGAAGAGAGGAAATATCCCTGGAGAAATAGAAGGAGTAATTACTATTGAAGAAATAGTTGCGCCTAAGTTTGATTGGAGAGGATATATGAGGAGGTTTACTGGAATTAGTACAAAGGTGTTTACTAAAAAGATAAGAAGAAAAGAGAATAGAAAATTTCCTGAAAGTCCTGGTCTTAAACTTAAAATGAAACAACATATGTTGTTAAGTATAGATACTTCAGCTTCTGTAAATGATAATGAACTAATTGAATTTATGAATGAGATTCATCATATTTATAAAGCAGGAGTAGATGTTACTATAATACAATGTGATACTTCTATTAAATCTATTGAGCCTTACAAAGGTAAACCTGAAATAACTATATTAGGAAGAGGAGGAACTGAGTTTGATCCTGTCTTAGAATATTATAATGAAAACCAAAAGAGATATACTAGTTTAGTATATTTTACTGATGGAGAGTGTTATGCAAGTGTAAAACCCAAAGAACATGTTCTTTGGGTTTTGTCAGAAAGATCAAATATGAATGATGAGTTACCAGGAAAGGTAATAAAATTAGAACTATAAAAATAAAAAGTATGAATCAAGTACAATTGAATGTAGAAGAGTTAAAAAGTTTTATAAAGCATATGGTTGGTAATAATCAACATATTCAAGCTGAAGGTAAGGTTCCTGTGGCAATTAATATAGAAGGTGATGCTGGTCTTGGTAAGACTTCTGCTATTATGCAGTTGGGCAAAGAAATGAACATGCAAGTTGTAAAGCTTAATTTATCTCAGCTAGAAGAATTAGGTGATTTAGTTGGTTTTCCTGTAAAAGAATTTGAGATTACAAATGCTGAAGGTAAGTCTACCTGGATTAATGAAGTTCAGATAGATGCAGCTATGAAGAAAGGATACAAAGTTGGAGCTAAGAGAATGTCTCATGCTGCACCTGAGTGGATTCAAGGTAAGGGTGAAGGTGGATTCTTAGTATTAGATGATTATACTCGTGCGGATTAACAAAATATGCAGTCTAATAGTGTTAGTGTGGATAATTTAAGTATCTTTGTGATATGGAAAAATTAAATACATTAACTCTTAAGACAGCATTAAAGAGTATAGGAATCTATAAAATTAAAATTAATGATAAAGAGTACATTGGTAGCTCTTGTAATATTGGTCATAGGTTAAAACACCATTTGTGGTCTCTTGAAAATTTAAAGCATCATAATAGAACAATGCAAAACTTATACAATAAGTATGGCAAAGAAGAAATTTACTTTACTATTGTAGAAGAATGTTCTGATGATATTTTAATAGAAAGAGAAACTTATTATATTAGTACACTAAATCCTTATATAAATCATATATTAAATCCTCAAACTTTAGTTAGAGATGATATATGTAAAAAAAGAATGAGTGAAGCTAAGAAAAAATCTTATGCCAATGGTTTAAAACCTGCTAACCGTAAAACAGTACATAAGTACTCACTTGATAAAGGTGACTACTTAGAAAGCTTTGAATCTATTACAGCTGCTGCTAGGTCTATTAATGCTAAAAGCATTACTGGTATAAGAAATTCTTGTATGAAAAAAGTTTTTTCTGCAGGAGGATTTATATGGTCTTTTACTTATAATATGAGAATATTACATAGACCAAAACAATATAAGCTAGAACCAATATTACAATATACTGATGATAATATTTTTATCAAAAAATGGGAGTCTATAACTCAAGCAAATAAAGAACTTAGTGTCTCTAATATTAGTAGAGCAATAGCTAAAGATCTAACTGCTGGTGGTTATAGGTGGAAAAAAGCATAAAGCGGGTGGTCCGCAATAAATTCTGTGAATTCAGGGAAACTCCAGAGATGGACAATCCTGAGCCAAGCATTACAGGGATGTAATGAAGGTGCAACGACTAGTATATGGAGCCTAGAACAGGCAGTAAAATACCAAGAGCGCAGAACACATAGAAATATGTGATGATATAGTCTGACCTGTAGATATAATCTAAAAGAAACTACAGAATCATAGGATAAAGAGCCTATGAGTTAACAATAATGCACCGCTTTATGCAAGCAACAATGGAAATCTTAGATAGACAAGAATATGTATCTTGGAAACTTCCTAAGAACTGGCATGTTATCTTGACTACTAATCCAGATAATGGAGACTATAATGTTACTAGTTTGGATGTAGCTCAAAAGACTAGATTTATTTCTGTTGAGTTAAAGTATGATGTTAATGTATGGTCTAAGTGGGCTGAGACTGCAAGGATAGATGGTAGATGTATTAACTTTATGTTGATGAATCCTGAACTTGTAACTCAAAAGGTTAATCCAAGAGCTATTACTACTTTCTTTAATGCTATTAGTTCTATAGAAAAGTTTGAGGCTGATTTACCTCTAATCCAAATGATTGGTGAAGGTTCTGTGGGAGCAGATTTTAGTTCTATGTTTACTATGTTTATTAATAATAAGTTAGATAGGATTATTTCCCCGGAAGATGTCTTAACCAAGGATGAAGTATATGTAATGGGAGCTTTGACAAGTGCAGTTGGTAAAGATGATGAGTTTAGAGCAGATATATCTAGTGTAATTGCAACAAGGTTAATAAATTATTCATTGCTTATTTCTGAAAGAGGTCCAGTTCCAGCAGCTATTACTGATAGATTAGCTAAACTTACTACTGAATGTGATGCATTTACTAATGATCTTAGATATTATATGATCAAAGAAATAGTAAATGGAAATAAAGTAAAATTTGCTAAATTAATGCAAAATACTAAGGTAGTGAAGATGGCCATCAGTTAAGAGAGTGATAAAACAGTCCCCCCTTGAAAAAAAATGTTAAACTAATTAAAACAAAGATAGAAGAGGGTAATACTTCTTCTATCTTTATATTTCAACAATATGAAACAATTTATAAATATAAAACTTAATCCATCTGCAGATGCTACAAAAATTAGTTCTTTTGAACTAGAACTTTTAGAAGGTGCAGATGATCTTAATACAATTGTAAATGCACAAGGATATGTTCCTGTAAAAGGAGACATGATATACTTATTACCTGGAGTTAATATTCCTAGAGTTAAACTAAAAGATTTAGCATTAAATTTAGGAATTAGAGTAGTAAGAGATCCTGCTAAAGCAAATGTAATTTTTGCAGGAAGAAACTCTATTTCAAAAATTACTAGTTCTAGATGGGCATATAAAGTTAGTTCTACTTTTGCATTGGAAAGAATTAAAGAAATATGTGATGATGCATTTTATATTCAAAATTTAGAAACTGCTATTGCTAGCACTGGAGAAACTGATGTTTTTGGTGATTATAATGATATATATAATGTATTAGCTAAAGGTTTTAGAAATGATTATAGTAGTTCTTATATCTATACTATAGATTCTGATTATAGTGAAATGTATAATACAGTTAAAAATAAAACTATTTATAGT